TGCAGATTATGATAAAAAGATTATCTCTTTATATACTCAGAGCTCATTGTACAGTAATGACTTCTTAGACATGATCAACAAAAGCACACCTTATTACATCGATAATAATAGTGATGCTTGGAAATGGCAAGTAGCTGTTCCTTACAAATTCCCAAAAATTATTGACATCCCTACTTCTACTCAAGATTTAATCGATCTTGGTAAAACAGGTATTGATGGTCAAGAATTTCAATTAGTATTGGATACTAATGAGTTCTCTAAGAATGCTATCATCTCTGTAGGTACTCGTCAGTATGGTCCTAGATTCTACGTAATCAAAGATCCAGTGCCTTGGAACATGGGATTCTTGTACACGTTTACATTAGTAACTGACAACCCAGTTGTTGATTACGTAAACCCTATCTTCTTACAATATGGTGTTGAACTAGAATTAGTTGATGCTGCTATTGGTGAGTTTGATCAAGACTTATTAGGTCTTCCTAGATTAGGTGAGCAAATCACTATGTTTGAATCTTTAGGTTCTGCATATGGATATGAGCACAAAATCACTGAATGGGCTGATGACAAAATGATGAGAGATGCTTCTGGTAAACCATTAGACATCTTAGTGTATGCTCCACAAAGACGTAACCAATTACCTTTAACTCGTAATGATGTTAAATGGGAACCGTTCATCGAATTCTGGATGCGTAAATCTATGTTAGAATTAAAAGTTAAACGTATGATCTGGGCTAAACCAGGTACAGTTAAAACTAACGGTTCTAAACAAGAATTGAAACGTACATCTGCTGGTGTTTACCACAGAATGAGAAACAATGGTAACTTAGTACAATACAACAGAGGTGAATTCTCTGCTAACTTAATCCGTTCAGTATTTGGAGATTTATTCTACAGACGTGTGGACGTAAAAGATAGAAGTGTTAAAATGTATACTAATGAGGCTGGATTCGACGTATTCCAACAAGCTCTTAAAAATGATGCATTAAACTCTGGATTAACTTTCATGGCAGATTCTGGAAACAGATATATGCAAGGTGAAGGACAACATATCACTTACAACTTTGCATTTGATGCAATGGTAACTCGTGAGACTGGTAGAGTTGAATTGATCCACTTAAAAGAATTAGATTTACCTCAAACTAACTTAGAGTTTGGACAAAACAAAAAATCTACTCCAGTATTTATGGTGTTTGATGTTTCTCCAATGTCTGATGGTTCAATGGTAAACAACATCCGTGAAGTACGTATGAAGGGTGCACCTTCTATGACTTGGGGTTATATTGATGGTACTCGTCACCACTTAGGTTTTGCTAAGTCTCAAGGTATGAGCTCTGCTAATAAATTCCCAGGATACGAAATCTGGATGAAAGATAGATGTGATGTATTTATCGAAGATCTTTCTAGAACTGTGTTGATCGAGGAAATCCCACAATTCTAATAATAAAATCCGAGAAGAATCCCCTCAACTCCTCTCCCTCCTACGAGGGGATGATTCTCAAACCAGAGTGTTTGATATGGATAGTATCCATGATCAAGTTCCTTCGGTGGAACCACTCTGCAAATCGTGTGGTAGAGCAGTTGGTTAGCTTGCTGGACTCATAATCCAGAGGTCGAAGGTTCGAGTCCTTCCCACGCAACTAAAATAAACCAAATTATTAAATAACTACATTATGGGTAAAACAGGCAAAATTTCTACTATCAAGAGAGAATATAATAGTTCTCAGTTACAAACAATGGATAGTGGGTTGGCACAGAAAGGAATGACAAGAATCCCTGGTACAGGTGTATTCAAATATCCTTATAAGGAATTAGATGGTAAGTACAGAACAGGACTTGATCCAGATGCTGCTTATATCAAACGTATCAAAGATGATACTGAAAGAGAACTTGAGATTGAAAGAGTAACTGCTCTTAGAGCAAAACTTGAGGATCAGATAGGTGATATTGATTTAGGACCACGTTCTAAATTCTGGAACTACGGTTTATCTACTTCACCAGATGATCAAACTCACGTACAAGCAGTTAAATTAATGGATGGTGATAACTATTTTGATTTAGCAAATGCTTTCCAAGAAATAGCCTTTTCATGGTTGAGAGTACATCCAACTATTGCATCTTCTCACCAAGCATGGGAAAGAGGAGAATATCCAGCAGAAACACAGTTTTATGTTGTTGATGATGAGATAGAGAATGCAGTGATCTTCAAGAAAAAACAATTGATTAACAAAGCGATTGTTAAGTTTGATTCAATGACTCCTGAGAAGAAACGTAAAGTTGCAAGACTTTTAGGTCTTCCAGTATCAGAAGATTCAAAAGAAGAGGTTGTATACAACTTAGTAGATAATGTATTGAAACAAACAGAATTCAAGAATGGTAAGTATTCAGGATTGAATCCAGTTGAAGTGTTCAATAGATTTGCTGACATGAAAGAAAGTTTACTCCATATTAAAGATTTAGTAAAACAAGCTGTTGCACATTCTATCTACAGAATTAAACCTAACGGTAAAGTTTATGAAGGTGAGTTTGAGATAGCTAAAGACGAGGAAGACTTAATTAAATTCCTTGCTGATGATGATAACCAAGATGAGTTATTAGTATTAGAAGGCAAATTAAAAACTAAAAAACTAGCTTCTGTATAAGGAGCTAGTTTAAAAATATAAAAGAGTATGATACCAGTAGATAGTTTATTATATAAGATCGATCAGAAACTAAATAAACTATCAACTAATGAGCACCAACAGATTCAGTTAGAAGACAAGATCTTAGCTTTGAATGAGGCTCAGATTAAGTTGATAAAACAAAAAGTTGATGGTCTTAGTGTTACTAGTGGATTAGGAATGGATGCATTTAAAAAGCGTTATGAAGACTTACAGAGTCTTATAATGAATTATAATCATCAACCTTTAGATCTTACACTAAAGAATGCTGAATTAAATCAATGGTGCACGTATGTGCATAATCTTACTCCACAATATATGTTCTACATAGATTCATATATTTTGGCAGATAAAGGAAGATGTAAAGATAGAAAGATTTGGATCAATCGAGATCTTGCTAAACATGGTGATCTACAGTTTATATTAAACAATGATCATTATAAACCAAGTTTTGAATACCAAGAAACATTCAACTCTTTGTCATCAGATGAGATAAGTTACTTTACAGATGGTACATTTATCCCAACAAAAGTTTACATAATGTACATGAGATATCCTCAATATATAAATAAATCAGGATATATAATGTTAGATGGGCAACCATCATTTGATCAAGATTGTGAACTTGAATTATATTTAGAAGATGAACTGTTAGATCTTACAGTACAGAATCTAGCAATGTATACTGAAAACTCTGCTGCTGTACAAAGTGCTCAGTTCAGAATACAAACAAACGAATAAACTTTATTAACATTTAAAATAAATTAAAATGGCTGATTTTTCATTAACCACGTTGTTCGTGGTTCCAGTGGGGCAAACTGCACTCCCTAGCTCTGGCTCAACACAAAACTTGACTGCAGGACAAGTTGGTATTTTTAGAAGCGATTATTCGTTAGCTACTGCTGCGAACATTGCTGCTTCTCCTTACTTCTACGTAGCTCAAGGTAGAGTAAACACTTATTTACAAGGATCTAAAAGATCTGACAAAATCAAAGGATGCCCTTCAGGATCTGGTTGTAGTTCAAATGTAACAGAATGGTACAAAGTATCAGGATGTCCTACAGCTGCAAACCAAATTACTGATGTAACTAATTTCACTGTACAATGTGGAGAAGTTATCACGTTAACTTTACGTGCTCACTCTTCTTATATTGATACATTGTATTTCAATGGTTTCACTCGTTCAGTGACTATCCAAGCTCCATGTTGTAATTGTGATGACAACCCATGTGCTGATGTAAGTACTAACACTATCATCGATGAGTTGATCTATCAATTAAACTTAAAAGCTCCAGGAAACAACCCTGACAACATTTCTTTCTCTACTTTCTATACATTTGAAAATGTAGGTGGTACAATTTTACGTATTACAGGAAAACCATTAACTAAATATGGACAACCTTGTGATATCGCAGCGTTCCCATTTGAATATGACAGAATGTACTTCAGAACATTTGTATACGCTGGTCCAGCTACTACTGCTGACTTTATCGTTGCAGATAACTGTAACCTTGTTGCTGAGCCTGTTATCATTCAACGTGCTTCTTATGCTTCAGGACAATCTGCAGAGATTGCTCAATTAGAGAAAAACTTCTACAGCTATCAAGCTGGTTACTTGAAACATTTATATAGAATGAATGGGTACAATGAGAACTTTGAGTCTTGGGTATCTGATGGTGCTACTTATGACACCTACTATATCAAATTCAACGAGTACAACAAATCTGAGTACCAATGGGGTGATTACATTATGGAAGATTCAACAGTGATTATCGCTGCTCCAAATGCTGCTTCACAAACTGGTGGTGCTACGATTGCTGCAGATATCGAAGCTGTATTAGTAGCTGGTTTAGGTGCTGTTGTTGATAACAATGTTTGTATCACTACAACTACTACAACAACTCTAGTTGCTCCAACAACTACAACAACTACTACTGCTATAGTTAATCCTTAAGAGTAGCAAAATTTAAACAATAACCTATGCCAGGGGAAAGAGGATAACTCACATTCCTCTGGCATATTTATTTAAAAAACAACATGGCAAACTTACAATTAGATATATTAGTAGTTCCTACTTATAGTGTACTTACAATTGGTATTGCAGATGCTTCTGTATATCCTACTAATCCTCCAGTGGTGTCCGCACCATCTATTGAGATTGATATTCCTGGATTTGGAACTAAAATATTACCTTTTGTTCCTGGTGAAATCAATGTATTTACATCATCTAATTTGGGAATAACAGATGTTGGTTGTAATCAACCTCTTCCTGATGGAATATATAGAATCAAGTATTCTGTTGCTCCTGCATATGCAAACTATGTAGAAAAAACAATATTACGTGTTGACAGACTTCAAGAGAAGTTTGACGATGCGTTTTTACAATTAAATATGATGGAGTGCGACAGAGCACTTAAAACACAGTCTAGTGTGCAATTAAACACGATCAACTTCTTTATTCAAGGAGCGATTGCAGCAGCTAATAACTGCGCAGAATTTGAATCCAACACATTATATGCTCAGGCAGATAATATGTTAAATAGCTTTTTAAAAACCAATTGTGGTTGTTCAGGTAACAACTACTTACTAAACTTTTACTAATTATGGCACAATGTAATTCATGCGGAGCTAAAGTGGGATGTGGATGTCAATTAACCAATGGGTTATGTGCACACTGCGCATCTAAAGTTGAAAAATAAAAAACCTGATTATGTTATCACCAAGACTAACAAATTGCCCAGAATGTGCTAACATTCCTTCTTTACTTAAAAAAATAGATTGCAAGTTAGCAGAGCTTGGCAATAATTTGTACAACAATATTTCATATATGTTGAACAAACCTGTTCCTTCTAGTGACATACTTCAGCTTATAGGATATAGAAGAATACTTATGTATAAGTATTGTAATCCTAATTACGTACACAAATATTCTGTTCAAATGATTGCTAGTAGAGTGATTCGTTTGACAGCAGGGTGTGTTAGTAAGTGTAATGAACTAGAACGTTGCTTAGAGGAGCCCTGTGACATTAAAATTGTACCAAATCCTACAACTACTAGTACAAGTACACTTCCTATAACTACAACTACTACTAGTACTACAGCAGTACCAACTACTACAACAACTAGTTCTAGTTCTACAAGTACAACAACAAGTACAAGTTCTAGTTCAACTAGTACAACTACTAGTACTAGTTCTTCAACTACTAGTACAACAAGTACAACTACAGGAATACCATTTTGTGTACCAGAATGTTTTCCTTTATTTAGTAAAGGTACTGGGGTGTTTATATATAAAAACTTCAGTATAACTGATTTAACATCACAAATCACAGGACCTATTCCTGTAACTGGTGATGTTGCAAACACATCAAATAAACTATGGTTGTATGGTCAAACAGATATGTCTGAATATGATATAAATGGTTTCTGCCCATTCTCAGCTACATATAATAAAAATATAAAGCTAGCTTCTGGATTATTTGGTTCAGGTATGACAGCAATTGATGATATAACATTAGTTACTTCAATAGGAACTAACATTGTTGAAGTTGATGTAGCTACTGCAACTGCAGGAATAACTGTTAAGTTCCCAATGCCTACAAATAGAGATATATCAGGAGACTTAATTTATACTACATCAAATCAATTAGTTTGTTCTTACGTAGATAATATAACAAGTAATACGTATATCACTATACATGATTATTCTACAGGAGCAATACTTGTAGATATTAATATATCATCTATAATTTATCCTTGGGGATTATATATAGATGCAGGAGTAATACAAGTTTGTGATAACAATGGTCAAATATTCAGTCTTGATTTAGATACAGAAGTGTTAACTCTTGTTGCAAATGTAGGACAAAGCTTAAACGGAGCATCACAAGCTCCAGAATGTGCTATACTAAATCCTATTACAACAACAACGACTACTACTATAGAACCTACAACAACTACAACAACAACGATAGCAGGTTGTACATCATATGATTTCTTTTCTGTAGTGGGAGATACTCACTCAATTGAATACATACCATGTGGATTAACATCTTCAACTACTCTTAATATTGAACCTGGTGGAGGTGGTGTTAATGCATGTATAGCTTCAATAATTAGTGATAACTATCCTGATGCTACAAATAACGTAGGACCTTGTTCTGAACCAACTACAACTACTACTAGTTCAAGTTCAACCACTACAACTACCACTACAGTACAATGTATTAGTTATTCTTGGGACTTAAGTGATGTTCCTCCATCAACAGAAATAACTTTAAATTATATTGATTGTTATGGTAATAATAGATCAAATACTTTAACTGCTGTTGAATTTGGACAACCATTTTTTAGTTTTTGTGCAACTATAGATACTCCTAATACACCTGATATTACAGGAGGATTTACTAATAATAGTACATGTGGATGTAATCCTAATTTTGCTACAACAAATTTAGATGTAACTACTTACAGAAATGGTGATCCAATACCTGAAGTAACTGATCCAACACAATGGGCAAATTTAACAACTGGTGCTTGGTGCTATTACGATAATGACCCAGCCAATGGAGCTATTTATGGTAAATTATATAATTGGTTTGCTGTAAATGACCCAAGAGGTTTAGCTCCAGTTGGTTATCATGTTGCATCTAATTCTGAATGGACATGTTTAGTTTCTCAATGGGGAGGACAACCTATTGCAGGAGGTAGATTAAAAGAAACAGGAACTACTCATTGGCTGAGTCCAAATGCTGGAGCAACAAATGTTTCTGGATTTGCAGCTCTTCCTACAGGAGTTAGATTTATTAATGGAAGTTATCTTGGAATTGGTGCTTTTACTTATATTTGGACTTCTGATTCATTCACTGTAGGTAATGGACGATCATATGAAATTGTATCTAGTAATACAACTGCAACTGCAGCTGAATATCAAAAAGTTGCTGGATTACCAGTACGTTTAATTATAGAATAATAATAAAAATTTAAAAAATAAATAATATGTCTAATTGCTCAAATTGTTATAACGGATGTACAGAGATTGTCTCTGACAGATGTATTAAATATACAGGAATAGATGTTCCTGTTCTAGGAATACAAACAGGTGATTCATTATCATTTGTAGAACAAGCATTGATTACATTCCTTACATCTACATTAGATGGTACAGGAGTGAAGATTGATCTTGGTACTACAGTGGTATGTAACCTTGTACAAAAATATCTTCCTACATGTAAAGACTTATCAATTTTAGATATATCAAAAGCTCTTATAGAAGCTGCTTGTGATCTTCAGGCACAAGTAGATGCAATTGATGCAGATCTTGCTATATTGAATGCTGATTATACAATTGGATGTTTGACAGGTGTTACAGCATCTTCAGATACACATGCTATTGTACAAGCTGTTATAAATAAACTTTGTCAAGTACAGGTTGATTTAACAGCATTGACATTAGAAGTACGTAATCAATATGTGCCTATTAATTCTAGCCCAGGTCATCCTGGAATCAATGATTACATTGCAGCTTATTTAGCTGGTGGTAGTGG